GTGGAGGTGGCACCACTTCAAATAGTGGAATATTCCCAGACGGTCCTGATACATTAACGATTACTGTAACTAATATTGCCGCCACTGGTGATGTTAATGTAACTGCAAGAATTTCTTGGACGGAGGCACAAGCATAAAAAATGGCAAAACTTAAGTCTGGCACTAGAGTTTATGGGAATTTTAAACTTGATGGTGGTCTTTATGATTTTAATAATCAAGTAGGGTCTGCAAGTTCGGTTCTTATTTCTACTGGTGCTGGAGTTAGTTGGACTCCAATTTCAACAGCAGCACTTCAAGGTCTTCAGGGACTTCAAGGAACTCAGGGAACTCAAGGAAGACAAGGTACTCAGGGAACAACAGGTACAGGTACTCAAGGTCTTCAGGGACTTCAAGGTACTCAAGGCACTCAAGGCACTCAAGGTACTCAGGGAACACAAGGTACTCAGGGAACTCAAGGTACTCAAGGTACACAGGGCACACAGGGAACTCAAGGTCTTCAAGGTCTTCAGGGTACTCAGGGAACTCAAGGTACTCAGGGAACACAAGGTACTCAGGGAACTCAGGGAACTCAAGGTACTCAAGGTCTTCAGGGACTTCAAGGAACAACAGGTACAGGTACTCAAGGTACTCAGGGAACACAAGGAACACAAGGAACACAGGGCACTCAAGGTACTCAGGGAACTCAAGGCACACAAGGAACACAAGGTACTCAGGGAACTCAAGGCACACAAGGAACCACAGGAACAGGTACACAAGGTACACAAGGAACCACAGGAACAGGCACACAAGGTACACAAGGTACACAAGGAACCACAGGAACAGGTACTCAAGGTCTTCAGGGAACTCAAGGTTCTAGTGCTGCAGGTGGTGGAGGTGGTTCTGGAACTTTTGACACTGGAATTACAACTTCTGTTTACATCTCTGCTATTTCTGGAGTTGGTATAAATACTGCACAAAATAACGACATTTTTACTGGTCCTGGAGTTGCTGGAACTTCTTTTGGAATTGGTCTTTCATTCCCATCAACAGCAAGTAGAGAATATGTAATTGAATCAATTCACGTCACCAATACATATTCAAATGAATTATATTTAACTGCAAGACAAGATTTTTATGTTTCTGGAACTACTTGGAGAGCAGTTCCGATTACGCAAAGACTTATAGTTCCTTATCAAGGTTCTGTGGAACTTATTAATCAACCAATGATTGCTTCACCGAATGACCACCTAAGATTCCAAGCACTTTCTGGAACTGGTTCAACTGCAACAGGAATTGATGGTGGTTTGGATGTATTTACCGTTTATTCCACAAAAACTGATACAAACTTTGTTGGTGTTGGTTCAACAGTAGCAAGTACAACTGGTGCAGAAGTTTATCGTTCAATAACTTATCCTTCAGTTGTTCAATCTATTCGTCTTTGTAATTATAATTTGAATATTGATGTTGATGCATCTGTTTCTATCTATCGTGGAGGAACTGCAGGTTCTGTTGTATCTACCGGAGTACGACTTGGATACTTGACATATAATATGAATATACCTAAAAACAGTGTTGTTGAAATACTTGATAAACCAAAATATCTTGCAATAAATGATACGATTGTTGCCGTTGGTTCTACAATTAACTCACTCTCTGCCTGTGTTGCTGCAAAACAAATAACATCGTAAATATATAGTATAATAATATAAAATGGAGAAATTATGTCTATCTTGATTGCGATGCCTTGTTATGGTGGATTAGTAAGTGATAAAACGGCAAAGGGTCTATTTAATCTTGGAAAGGAATTAAGAACTGCTGGATTAGACCACGGATTATTGACAACTGCAAATGATAGTTTGATTACTCAAGCACGTTCAAGAATTGTTAATTTCTTTATGAACAATACAGAATATGAAAGAATTCTGTTTATTGATGCTGATATTGGATTTACACCAGAAGATGTTTTCAATCTCTTAAGACAAGATAAAGATATTGTATGTGGTGCATATCCTATGAAAGGTATTCCGTTAAGATACAATTATAACATTGTAAAACCAGAAGTTGTAGAAAATGAATTGGTAAAGATTGAGAATATTGGATTTGGATTTTCTCTAATTAAAAGAAAAGTATTTGAAGATATTGTAAAAAGATATGGAGAAGAGTTGAAGTATTATCCACCAACAGATAATAGTACAACTCCACCAACAGAAAAAGAATATCATAATTCTTATCATTACTTTTTGGAACTCAAGAAAGAGATGAGATATTTACCAGAAGACTTTTCATTCTTTGAAAGAGCAAGAAGTGTTGGGTATGATGCTTGGTTAAATACTAATATTAGATTAGCACACGTTGGTTCTCACGTTTATCAAGAAGGATAATTAAATGGCAACTGGGGTCTTCAGTCTTCGTAAGGTTTATATTAAACAATACCAAAATGTAACTAATAATAATTTTGCGAGTTGGCCTGAATATTCATCAGATTATGGGTATTATGGTGGAGGTTACTCTGTCAATTTTGATAGTACTATTGCAGCGCATGATTATTCTACTTCAACAGTCTATAGCGTTAGTTCTAGTCTTTCAAATACTAGAGATATGGGAACAACATCAAATTCTAATTATGGTTACTTTGTAGGAGGTACAGCAACTTCTTCATCTTTTATAACATATGCAGTACAAAGATTTGATTTTTCATCCAGAACAGTCAGTCTTCCTGGTAAAAATTTACCACCAACTTCACAAGCAACATCAATGGGTTCAACAGAAAATGATTCCTATGGATATTTTGTTGGAGGGCAAACTTATGTTTTTCCTGGGTTATTTCCTACATTTAGTACTGTTTTAAGATTTGATTTTTCTAGTGAAAATATAAGTCTTCCTGGAAAAAATTTACCTGGAGGAATTACACGGACAAAAACATCCTGCAAAAATCAAAACTACGGTTATTTTGCTGGTTCTGCTAATTCCACTTCCGCCATATTTAGACTTGATTTTTCAAGTGAAACAATAAATAACCCCGGAAAAAATTTATCAACAGCAACAACTAAATTAGGAGCAGTTTCAAACAATTCTTATGGTTACTTTGGTGGTGGATACACCCCCACACTACCTAATCTAAGTACAATCACAAGACTTGATTTTTCAAGTGAAACTATAAGTGATCCTGGAAAAAATCTACCTGAAGGTTTAGCATTTGATGCTGATGGCAATTCTTCAATAAGTTATGGTTTTCTTTATTCACGAACTCTATTATGTCGATTAGATTATTCTACAGAAAATATAACACCAGTAATTTCAAACATAACACTATCTCCAGGATCACAAAGCAGAGACATAGGAACATTTGATGGTCCAAGGAAGATATTTAGGGGTTCTAAGACTTATGGATATTTTGGTGGTGGTCTCACACCTTTTGTAATAAATACGATCATAAGACTTGATTTTTCTAATGAAACTGTAAGTTTTCCTGGAAAAAATTTACCAACATTAAGAGGGTATTTAGCAACAACATCAAGTAATTATTATGGTTACTTTGGTGGTGGATTTGCACCTCCTTTTATTAATACAATTTCAAGACTTGATTTTTCGACAGAAAATGTAAGTAATCCTGGAAGAAATTTGCCAACATCAAGAGCATATTTGGCAGCAACCTCAAGTAGTTCTTATGGTTACTTTGGTGGTGGTTCTACACCTACTATAATTAACACAATTACAAGACTTGATTTTTCGAATGAAACTATAATTGATCCAGGAAAAAATTTACCAGGATCAAGAGAAAGATTGGCAGCAACCTCAAGTAGTTCTTATGGTTATTTTGGTGGTGGAAGCACTGGTACTGCAATTAATACTATTAGTAGACTTGATTTTTCGAATGAAACCACAAGTGATCCAGGAAAGAATTTATCAGTTGCAAAATTTAGTTTAGCAGCAACCTCAAGTAGTTCTTATGGTTATTTTGGTGGTGGATATGCTCCTCCACTTGTATTTTATAACACTATAACGAGAATTGATTTTTTTAATGAAACTGTTAGTGATCCAGGAAAGAATTTGCCAACAGTAAGATCAAATTTAGCAGCAACCTCTAGTGCTTTTTATGGTTACTTTGGTGGTGGTTTTATACCTCCTTATATTTGTACAATCACAAGACTTGATTTTTCGAATGAAACCACAAGTGATCCAGGAAAAAATTTACCAACGGTAAGAGCAGATTCAGCAACAGTTTCAAACTCAAACTAATTTATGAAAACTTTTTATTTTATGTCTGGACTTCCACGTTCAGGTTCAACTTTATTAACAGCACTACTCAATCAAAATCCAGAGATACACGCATCTACAAACTCACCACTTCTGGATACGATACATTATACGGAAGAGTATCTTTTATATAAATCCGAACAATATAAAGCACATCCAAAACCAGAGTGTGCTCATAAGGTCTTGTCTTCTATTGCTCCCAACTATTATTTTAATACATCACAGAATATTATTGTAGATAAATCAAGAGGTTGGGTGAATCAAATACAACATATTCAAGATTATATTACATCAGAACCAAAGATTATTTGTCCTGTAAGAAGTATTCCTGATATTATATCTTCATTTTTAAATCTCATTTATCATTCCAAAACAACTTCATTCATTGATGAAGGACTTATAGCAAACAAGTTGGAAATTAGTAATGATAATCGTGCTGACTATTTAATGTCCCCCCAAGGTATTATCGGACAATCTCATCACGCACTTGCTGAAGCATTTCGTAAAGGTAATGATAAGTATTTGTTATTGGTTGAGTATGATGATTTAGTTCAAAATCCACAACAAGAACTGAACCGAATTTATGACTTCTTACAACTTCCAAGATTTACTCATACTTTTGAGAATGTAAAACCAAAGTTTGATGAGAATGACGATGTTTATAAGTTAGAGAATATGCATACTGTAAGAAGCAAAGTAGAAAAAATACATCGTGACAATTCAAAGTTTTTAAGTGACTATGTAATCAATAAATATAAGCATATGGAGTTCTGGAAAAAGGGGACTCAAAGATATTCTATTTTTGGTTTATAATGCCAGTATTTTCTCTAAAAGAAGCAAAAGAACTTCAAGTAAAAAATGTTTCTGAAAATACTTTTAAGTATTGGGGAGAAAGTGCGATTTATGGGTATTTTGGTGGTGGTGGGCCATTTCCTTATATGAATACAATCACAAGACTTGACTTTTCCAGTGAAACTATAAGTCTTCCTGGAAAAAATTTACCTTCGTCAAGAGGTAGTTTAGCAGCAGTCTCAAGTAGTTCTTATGGATACTTTGGTGGTGGATATAATTTTCCAGGAATAGTTATATCTACAATCACAAGACTTGATTTATCTAATGAGACTATAAGTGATCCAGGAAAAAATTTACCAGTAGCAAATATTAATATAGCAGCAACCTCAAGTAGTTCTTATGGTTATTTTGGAGGAGGTGGATCGGGAATAACTGCATATCTTTGTACAATCACAAGACTTGACTTTTCCAGTGAAACTATAAGTCTTCCTGGAAAAAATTTACCAGCAATAAGAAATAATCTAGCAGCAACCTCAAGTAGTTCTTATGGTTATTTCGGTGGTGGATTTGATCTTAGTATTAGATTGTGTGTAATATCAAGACTTGATTTTTCAAGTGAAACTATAAGTGATCCTGGAAGAAATTTACCAACATCCAGACAAACTCTGGCAGAAACCTCAAGCAATTCTTATGGATACTTTGGTGGTGGATTTGCACCTCCTATAATTTGCACAATCACAAGACTTGATTTCTCTAATGAAACCGTAAGTGATCCAGGAAAAAATTTACCAGGATCAAGAGAAAGATCAGTAGCAACCAAAAGTAGTTCTTATGGTTACTTTGGTGGTGGTTATACTCCTGGTGCAATTTCTACAATTACAAGACTTGATTTTTCAACCGAAAATGTAAGTAATCCTGGAAATAATTTTTCAACAGGAAGGGCATCTTTGGCAGCACTTTCAGGAGGTCAATCAATCTTTCGTGGTTCAAAGACTTATGGATATTTTGGTGGGGGTTATGCTCCAACTGCAGTTTGTGTTATAAATCGTTTAGATTTTGCTTCAGAAACAATATCCACCCCAATTCCTCAACTATCTACAACAAGAGCATTTTTTGCAGGAGTCTCTAATAATTATTATGGATATTTTGCGAGTCGTTCTCCTGCAAATGAATCTAGAATAGATCGTTTAGATTTTTCTAACGATAGCATTTCAGTTCCAGTATATCCATTTTCACCATTAAGATCCAATTTAGCAGCAACCTCAAGTAGTTCCTATGGTTATTTTGGTGGTGGATATTCTCCGGGAGGTCAGAGACATTCTACAATTACTCGTATAGATTTTTTTAATGAAACTACACGATTACTTCCTACAGTATTATCTGCACAAAGATATAATTTGTTTGCAGTTTCAAGTAGTTCTTTTTGTTATTTTTCTGATGGATTTAGTCCTGTTGGAGTTTATTGTTCTATAGATCGTTTAGATTTTTCCACAGAAACTAATACACTACTTACACCACAATTACCGTATGCAAAGGAGAGTAGTGCTACAGTTTCAACATCTGGATATGGATATTTTGCTGGTGGTGCTCCCGCAACAAATCAAACACGTAGATTAGAGTTTTCAAATGAAACTACATCAACTATTCTTGCAACTCTTCCTACAACAACATTTAATGCCGCAGGATCTTCTAGTTCTTTTTATGGTTATATTGCTGGTGGAAGTACTCCAACTGCAGTTTGTAATATAAATCGTTTAGATTTTTCAGCAGAAACAATATCCATTCCAACTTCTAAATTAACACAACCAAAAATTGGTTTAGCAGCAGTCTCAAACTCAAACTAAATAAAATCACTTACATCATTTTGATATGAAATCTGGAGCAACTGAAAGTTCTTTTTATTATCTCAATCAATATTATTCATTTCCAAATAATGTTGAAGTTTCAAGAAGTATAGAAGTCTTAGCACAATCAAATAAGCAATATAAAATACTCTGGGCACACGATAATTGTGACCAACCACAACTTTTAAGACTTCCAGAACTTGTATCACAGATTGATTTGATTGTCTGTGTATCAAACTGGGAAGCAGAGCAATATATCAAATACAACCGAGCACCAGCAGAAAAGATTGTAGTTATTCCAAATGGTGTTGCGGATATTTTTCATCTCAAATCACCAAAATCCAAGACGGCAATTTACTTTTCTGGACCACATAAGGGCATTGCACCACTTCCAAAAATCTGGAAACAAGTCATTAAAAATCATCCAGATGCAAAACTAAAAGTATTTTCTTCTCATAATCTTTATGGAGAACAATACGAACAGCACTTTAAAATTCCAGAACACTTAGAAGCAATTGAAGAACTGAAGTCTCTTCCTGGAGTAGAATATTCTCCTTGCATTGACCGAGAACAACTTCTTCCACACATACAAGATGCTGCGTTCTTTATGCATCCTAATGTCTGGGAGGAGACCTTCTGCGTGTCTATGGCAGAAGCAATGGTATGTGGTTGTTATCCAATCACGAGTGATATAGGGGCACTGAGAGAGGTCTCATTCAATCGTGGTAAGTATATTCCAATGACTGGAAAAAATACCCAAGTTGGTTGGGAACCATCTCCAAAGTTTATTAATGAGTTTGCACAAGAACTTTCAAGGTGTTTTGATTTCTTTGATAAGGAACCAGAGACTTTTTATGCTGCGACAAAAGAACTCTCACAAATCACAAAAGAAACTTATGATTGGAAGAAAATCGCAGGTGCTTGGGAAAAACTTATTCAAGATATTCAAGGTTCAGAATCACAAAGACCAAGATATTATTGTATGACGACAATGCAGTATTCTGAAAAATACACTCATTATGCTTTAGATACATTCTTTAGAAATAGTATTTTCGGAAAACAAGATAAGTTTTTCTTAATTGATAATGACAAAACATTTTCAAAGCATTATGATAATGTTACGGTTATTTCGAATGCTTCATCAAAATCATTTGCCGAGAATATGAACTTTATTCTTAAGCAAGCAATTATGGATGGTGCCGATTTTATCGGATTGAATAATGATATTATCTTTACAAAAAACTGGAATCAAAATTTAGGAGATTTAAATTCAGTTTCTATTCCTTTATGCAATCAACACTTACAAGGTGATTGGATAAAGGGTGAAATGGAACTTGAAGAATTTGTTGGTAAAGAAGAATTATTAAATCAAATTTCTTCTCAAATTACATCTCAACTACAGAACGTGGCACCAAACTTAATCAAAGCATTCTATTGTTTTTATGTTCCTTATGAAGTCAGTTCAAAGGTTGGTTTATTGGATGAAGAGTTTGGAAAGGGTGGTGGTGAAGATATTGATTATGGACTAAGAGCAGAACAACTTGGATTTGAAACAAAGTTTAATCATCAGTCTTATCTTCTTCATTTTTCTCATAGAACTTTAGAGCACGAAACTAAAGAAGAGAAAGATAAAAGAACAGAGCAGTTATACTTACACTTCTGTAAAAAGTGGGGAAAGGAAATTGCCGATAAAAGATTGTCTCTTGCAGTAACGCAAAGGTTTTCTTGATAAATACAAACAACACTATTAGTTAAATTGGATAAGTATGTCTAACAATTATGAAGCAATTGCACTTGCAACATCTAAAGAAGTTTTAGGTGATGATAATGAGTTTATGCTTAAGGTTCTTCAAGAGGCAACTCGTTGGGAACAAAGTGAAACTGAACTCGCACAAGGTCGTTCAGATTTCCAGATTGAAAAGTTTATCATTCACGATAATTTCACAATTCCATCAGCATTTAAGGCAGCACTTGTCAATCGTAGAAGTGTAGCAGAAGGTCTTCTACAACAAGTCATTGATGCAAAAAGAGCAGCAAGAGAATTTCATTATAAGTGGGACGGAAAAGATAAGACACAACCAATTTGGTGGAAAACAAGACAAGGTGGTGAAGAATTATCTTGGTATGATATTGATGAGTTTCATTTTCATCGTATGCTTGAGGGTTTGAATCGTGGGTTCAAAGCTTGTGTAGAAGAACTGGAGTGCTTTGATAAACTCATTAATCGTTTGGTTGAACTGAATGGTGGTAAGTTAATTACCAGAGAACAATATAATGAAGACCAACCAAACTACTGGGAACGCAGACTTGCGAATCAATCACTTGATGATTTACTTGCCGCAAGAACTGGAGTAAATGCTGGTAATATTCGTTCAATGAGACGTGCAAGTGCTCCTACGGTTCTTACAGATGATGTCAATCGTACCAAAGGAACTTTTGGTGATCCAAATAATCCTATGGATTTCCTGAATAGTCTTCAGCAGGCAGTTGCTTCTGGTATTGAGGAGATTACTGGTATGGATCAACAACTTCTTCGTGGTGTTGAAGAACAAGAGCAAAAGCAAATTCCTCAATCGTTATTCAATCCAGACCTTAAGATAGAGTAGAAACCAAATGCCTTTTGTAGGAGATGTTTTTGGATTAAATTCTGTTTATGACAGACAGTCTTTAAACGTAGAGCAAAGAAATTTATCAAATTGGCCCGAATATCCTACTTATGGGTATTTTGTTGGTGGCACTACGGTCAATGCTCCTACTCAGTCAAGTACGATTACGAGATTAGATCTTGCAACCAATACAACAGGTAACCCGGGAAAAAATCTTCCAGTAGCAAGAGTTCAAATAGCAGCAGTCTCAAACAATTTTTATGGTTATTTTGGTGGTGGATATTTAAATACTTTAGTGAGAATTGATTTTTCAAATGAAACATTAAGTCTTCCTGGAAAGAATTTTACTGCTGTCTCAAGAGCATCTCAAGCAGCAGTGTCAAATAGTCTTTATGGATTTTTTGGTGGAGGATATGCTCCCGGTCTAGCATCTATTATATCAAGACTTGAATTCTCCAGTGAGACGGTAAGTAACCCAGGCACTAATTTTTCCCCAAGTAGAGCAAGGTTTGCAGGAGCATCAAGTAATCTTTATGGATATTTTGGTGGTGGATATACTCCAACTCTTGTAAGTACAATCACAAGACTTGATTTTTCCAATGGAACTTTAAATCTTCCCACAAGAAATTTGCCTGCTGGAGTTGGTGACCATTCTGCAGTATCAAATATATCTTATGGATATTTTGGTGGTGGAACTGGTGTTTGTTTAATATCAAGACTTGATTTCTCTAATGAAACTGTAAGTGCTCCTGGAAAAAATTTACCATCGGTAAGAAGGGGACCACTTGCATTTTCAAGTTCTCCGGCAACCAGTTCTTTAAATGGTGCTTATGGTTATTTTGGTGGTGGTGGAACTCCTGGAGGTAGTGGTATTATCAATACTATACAACGACTTGATTTTGCAAATGAGACTATATCTACCTTAACCGCAACGTTGTTAAATCAAAGTAGATCAGGTTCTGCAGTTGCAAATAGTGGGTCATCTTTTAGAACAAGTTCTAAGACTTATGGGTATTTTGTCGGTGGATATTCACCTACTTTTTCTGGAAATACTTGTACTATTGATAGATTGGATTTCTCAAATGAATCTATATCAGCATTGTCAAATACATTAACTATTGCAAAAAATAGACTTGCATCATTTTCCAATAATTATTATGGTTATTTTGGTGGACAATATTCTACAAATATTGATCGTTTAGATTTTTCTAATGGAACTACGGCACCCAGTGGAAAAAATTTACCTCAAGCAAGAATTGACCTTGGTGGATCGGAATTAGGAGGTTTATCCAATTCAAATTATGGTTATTTTGGTGGTGGTTATGGTACTTGCAAAATTGACCGTTTAGATTTTTCCAGCGAAACTATATCAGAACCAACAACAACTATGTTAAACGTTTGTTCAAGTTTTGGTGTAGTTTCCAATTCAATATATGGGTATTTTGGTGGTGGATATTCAAATTCTGTTGTAACTTGTTCTTTTAAAAGACTTGATTTTTCTACAGAAATTGTTTCCTTCACACCAACAGCAAATTTTCCATTATCAAAACAAAAAATGGGAGCAACATCAAATAGTAATTATGGATATTTTGGTGGAGGCGTAACTGCAACAAATAATATATCTAATATGAGCCGACTTGATTTTTCAAATGAAACTGTGGGTGATCCAGGTTCAAAATTAGGAAGTAATCGATATTGGTTAGCAGCAGTTTCAAGTATTTCTTATGGTTATTTTGGTGGTGGATATCGTGCTCTTCCTCCACTTGTAATTGGATATTTTTCTACTGTTATGAGACTTGATTTTTCAAGTGATACTACTTCTACTCCAACATTGACAGCAAGGTTGACTGCTGCTAAATCTGAATTAACAGCAGTTTCAAACTCAAACTAAATAAAAACATCTACAGTATTCTACTATGAATGATATTCTTGCGAATGTTTTGATTCAACCTAAAGTTGTTACACCAGAAGGGTTGAAGTTTTTAACGGATTATATGAGAAAATCTCATAAAGAACAAATGTCCGTTTTTGATGCTGAAAATAGTGATAAGACTAGAGAAAGACAATCAAAAATTGACTTATCGGCAAGAAATGTAAAGTGTGCCGATTTACTTCCAGTTTTTCCACAAGTCAAAGAGTTACTTGATAATGTGGTAAAAAATGTAATCAATCCTTTTTATGGATTTGAAGTGAGAGATAGTGAAGAACCACAACTACTTTGCTATGAACCAGGAGGACACTATAAACCTCACAATGATGCCGAAGGTTTATGGACAAATCCAGATGGAACTCAGGTTTGGAAGAAGACAATAGACCGTGATGTGTCTACTGTTCTTTTTCTAAATGATGACTTTGAAGGTGGATATTTTTCTTTTCCAGATTTAAGAATTAAAATTAAACCAGAACCAGGTCTTCTTGTTTGCTTTCCATCCTCAAGGTGGTATACACATATGGTAGAACCTGTAACTTCTGGAAATCGTTATACTCTTGTAACTTGGATGAGAGTCAAAGGATTTAAAACAAAAGATGAGATGGACAAAGAGATTGCCGATAAATATAACATAGAGGTTTATTAAAGATGTCTCAACTTCTTAAGCACTATTGGATTAATCGTGATACTGGTGGATGGGCAACAGATACACCTTATGGTTTAATGATGCCCAATATTAAGGGGTTGGAGGTTAAGTATAATTTATTTACTGAAGATAATATACAATATTGTTTATCCACTATTCCTGAGTATT